ATCGGGAATAGTAGACATCGCAAGGAAATCGAAATACGAAGTAAATGAATTAAACTTCGGTGCTGCTTCTCCTGATGCTCATTACGCTAATTTGAGAACTTATCTTTATTTCCATTTTAAAGATTGCCTTCCAAAGTTAGGAATGAAGAAAGACGATAAACTTGAGGAAGAACTTTTGGCAACGAAGTATGTAATTAATCATAAGAATCAGATAGCCCTGATACCTAAAGATGAAATCAAGAAAGTTCTTCAGCATTCACCAGATGATGCCGATGGATGTGTCTTGACTTGCTATTCTCCTTTAATAGTTCCGATTGGAAATAAGGAGTCAGCTTCATCTTCAATAGACCAAATCATGAACACGGAGTATTAATAATGGATAATTCAGATTTAGAACTAAACAAAGTTACACAGACTGTCGACGAAACAGAAGATGCAGATGCAGATGTGGATGTAGATGAGGAAGAAGTACTTGCTAGATTCAAGGAATTTGCACGTAACTCTAACAAACGTTTTGGAGAAGAGACTAAACGTTTCCGTGAAGACCGTTCATTCGCTTCGGGAGATCAGTGGAGTGAAGATGATATTTCCCGAAGGGGAGCAGGAAGATGTAAGATAACTTTAAATCTAATTGACAACTTCAAGAACGCAATTGTCAATCCTTTTCTTTCCAATCCCTTTTCAATAGAATATGAATCAACGAAAGAAAAGTTACCTAATTTAATTTCATTCTTGAATGACGATGTCAAGAAAACTTTTTCAAAGTATGATGCTAAATCAGCAGTTGAATATTCAGTTGCCGACCAAGTAATCTCCGGCTGCGGATTTGCTTACGGAACGATAACTAAGAATAAAGTTGAAATACTTGCCGTCCCGGATTCAACTATGGTCATGCGTGATCCGAATTCCGTTGAGTTGGATGGTAGTGATTTCAGCAAGATCGCGATAGTAGAGTTTATTTCGAAAGAGAAGTGCAAGAAGCTTTATGATCTCGATGATGACGCGATGAAAGGTTTCCTATCGACTTTCGAGAACTCCTGGCATCCTGACATAAATCAAGTTGAAGTCATTACTTATTATGAAAAAGATGACGCGGATACTCACGTGTTTAAGATTGTAGGAAGTAAGCTAGTCAGGCACTATGTTCTTCCTAACTGTTCTATTCCGGTTTATCCGTTTTATGGAATGCTGTCCTGGAAAGGAAATAAGAAATCATTCATAGGAATTACATCCAAGCTCCGTGACGCACAAGTTTCCCTTAACATAGCGATGACAAACTTACAGGAAAGAGCTTCCAGGGTTCCTAAACCTTTGTTCGCAATATCGAAAGAAGCCGTGCAGGGGAATGAAAGATATTATTCTTCGATTGACAAAGGTTTAACTCCCTATCTTCCATTCAATTCCTTCACCTCTTCCGGACAAGCGATTAAAGAACCGATCAGGTTGGACAATGCAGTTAAATATGACGACTGCATTAGCATGGCATCTTTTTATGTGAACACTATGTCAAATTTAGTTGGCATTCCTGTTTCTGGAATTTCCGAATCACTAGGACAGCAGGAAACTGCGGAGTCGATGCTTTTAAGGACTCGTTCCTCACAGTCAAATGTTTCCAACTTCGCCGATCACACACGCTTAACCATCCATCGGATCGGACAAAGCTATCTAGAGTTGGTGAACGTAACTTCAGAATCTAAGATTCCGATAGATCAGATAGTGACTAATGTTCTATCCGGCCCGCAACAAGTGACTGAAAGATTAGATAAGCGCAGACAACTTCTTGCGCTTTCCGAAGTCGTGCCGGATGTTTTCAAGGCTCCGCTGTCTTATGCAATTGCCAAGACATTCGATGACGATGCAATAGGCAATGAACTCTCGGGAATGATGAAAGCATTGCTTCCTCCTGAAGTTCTTTCCGATAACCCGCAACTACAAGCGTTGAAGTCACAGAATGCTAAACAAGTTTCTGATTTGAATTCTCAACTAGATCAACAGAAACAACAGATTGAATCTTTGACTTCCCAGCTTGAGTTAGCTAACGCAAAGATTCAAAAGGATTTAACCGTTGCAAAACTCAACGCGCAGAACGCTATTGATAAGCAAATAATTGATTCTAAACTTTCAATTGATGAGTATGCAAAGAAGAAACAAATAGATGCAAATTTTGACCTATCAGCAGGAGGGGTGATACCTAACACCAGAATTTAACAAAGATATCAAAGTACGAAGATTTTAGTTCACTTTCTAAAGGGAATTTGATACGAAAATCTTTAATATTAAAAAATAAAAACTAAATCAAAGGAATACATATTTATGGCTACACTTGAATCGGTGATGAACACCTTAAAAGAAGATGATAAGGAAAAAGAAAATGAGGAAACCCTCAAGAAACCTGATGAGGAAATAAAAGAACCCGAGCACGAAGAACATGAACATGAAGAACAGGAAGTTAAACAACCTGAAGTAAAAGAACATGAAGAACAGGAAGTTAAACAACCTGAAGAACAGGAAGTAAAAGAACAAGAAATTAAGCAGCCAGTTAAGCATACTAAGGAAGAAAAGGAAAAGTATGCGTGGGAAAAGACAAATCAGGAACTAAAAGAATTAAGGGAAGAAAATAGAAAATTTCAGGAACAGATGGCTAAGCTAACTGCTAAGCCAAAGGAAGTTCCTAAAAAATACAAGAAGGAAGATTTCGTAGACGAGGAATCCTATTTCAAATATCTAGCGAATGAATCTTTAAAAGAAAGATTAAATCAGGCGCAGATAAAGAAAGAAGAACTCGCACAACGGAATCAGGAAACAGTCAAGGCAAAGGAAAATTTTGATGCGAAGGTTAAAGAAATCTTTGATTCAAATTCTGATGCCTATTATTCAGTGGTTGATAAGGCGTTAAACGATGGTATGTCTAACATCTTGGACAAAAATCCAGATGTCATGAAATACATCGCCGACAGTCCTATCTCCCCCAAGCTCGCTTTTCATTTCGCGGTTGTCCCAAACGATTTAATCGCGATTGTAAAGCAACAGAATCCGCAGGCAAGGTTAGTCAAGTTAGCCAGCCTGGAAGAAAAGTTATCACAGATAACGATGTTCAATCAACCTCTAAAAAAGAGCGTCTCTACTTCTAAAAAAGAAATAGACATAGGTCGTCTGGGTAACGAACAAAGTACCGCTTCTTCTGATTTAAGTGACGAGGAAGCATTAAAGATAGTCGATGATTTAAAGCGCAGACGCTATTAATAAAATCAAAAGTCTATCTAAAATTCAACAAACAAATAAATTCAATTAATTAATTAATTAAGAGGTAAATCATGCCTACTACAAATTCCGGTTCCAGTGTTTTAAGCACCAACCGAAAAGTTAAAATCTTCGCGGCTACTATTCTTGAAGACCTTCCTTACATCCGTGATTCCAAATCTTGGATTTCTGAAGATGACATCAAGGGTAAGAAAGCTGGCAGCACTTACGAATTCTACATACCTGATCCCGGTCAAGCCTACACAAGTACTTTCGCGAACACTCCTAACACGACTGATCCGAACAACAACACCGACTACGGTGCACCTTCCGCTTTCGGTGCGACCTCGGGAACTGCGTACAACATTCTCGATATTTCCGGTGACAATCGAAAGACAGAAGAAAGAGCTGTTACTGCCTACATGAACAATACTCGTTCTTCATGTGATTTAGGCAGCTTCACTCGATTAACCGCGGTTGAGGATTATTACAAAGAAATCGTCGAGCCTCGTGCTGCTACGATTGCGGCGAAGACCGAACAGGAAGCAATCAATTCCTGCGTGTGGGTTTCGGATCACGCCGATGTCACCACGATGTCCACTGTTTCGCTCGGTGACATCGGTGGAATGTCTGCAAAACTCAGAGGCGCACGCGCTGGTGGTAAGCTGATGGGCTATGCCGATCCTGAAGTTCTTCAAAAAATTGCAGGAAAACTGACTGGTGTCGGTGGCGGTTTCGTCAATGATTCCGAATTTTACCGCAGCATTTACAAAGATTACTTCTTTGGAAATTATGCTATGGCAAACTGGATCACTGAAACCTTCATGCCGAAGCTCACAACTCCGGCATCCGTCAGCACCATCACGGCAATAACCGCCCTCACACAGCCCGGTGTTTCCGTAACGGTTACGGGTACTAATTTGTATGTAGGTATGCCGTTCGAAGTCACCGGTGTTTATTGCGTTAATTTGTCTGGACTTAAGTTGTTCCAAAAGAAAACTTTCTTCCTCTCCTCCGTAAATTCCGCTGGTACTTCCGGCACTGTCGCTGGTGGCGTTGTTAAAATCACAACTGACCTTAGCACCGATGCTACCTACAACAATTCTAACCCGAATTGCTGGGCCGCTAACCTCGCCGTATGGGATGTAGCCAACGTCACTTTCCCGCTCAACGCATCGCTGAGCAAGAACGTCTACGTTGTTCAATGCCGTGACAGTGACAACCTCAACTGGACTACGTACAAACATCCTGAACTCGTAGGCTGCAATGAAGAAGTCATAAATGTTTCTAAGATTTCTTTCCAATCCGCGGCCTGGTCTGATGTTAAGACACGTGTCCAAATTCAACGTTTTGATTTACCCTTCATCGCACTCGGTATTGACACTCGTCTTTCCCGTCTGCTCTATGTTGTGGAATAAATCAATTTGGTGTAATGTAATGTAAGAAGTGGCAGAAGAACAAGATCGCTTATGAATATTTACTTTAGGGCAGATCAACTTCTGCCACTTCTTTTTTTTATTTGTTTGTTTGTTTGTCCTAGTTTTTAACTTTAATTAATATGGATGGATAATACCATGACGATACGCGATATCATAAATTCCGCATTCGGAGACACACAATTAGTCGGGGAAGGACAGCAAGTTAATGGGACTAAACAACTGCTTGCCTTGACGATGCTAAATGAATTAGTTTATGCATACAACTTGAGTAATTATTTGAATTTCACTTTCACAACTTTGATGATAAATTCTCCTAAGAACATTAATAAGATTTCTCTTGATTCGACATTAAATCCAGACGTGTTAGCTCCAGTGCCAATGACAGTTACTAAATGCTTGTACTCAAATGCATCACAGTTCGTTCCGATTTACCAAACATCTTATCCAGATTTGCAGAAGTACACGTTCAACACTTCCGGATTACCTTCGGTATTCGCTTATCAAAGGAATGATTCAAAATCAGGTGAACTTCTTTTTGACATAGCTCCGATGAGACCTATTAAATTAATTTACAAGAAGTTGCTTCCCGCATACAAATTAAACGACACCATAGATTGTCCTGAAGAATACCAGCAATTATTCCGTTACGGGTTGGCAGTTAAACTTGGGAGGCATTATTCAATAGATTTGACACAAATCCAGGATATGCAGGATCAACTCACTTCTATCATTAATCTTATTATGGAAAACAATAAGCACGATACGATGGTAACTTATGATGATGCAGGCGGGCAGGGAAATTACTTCGACATACTTTGTCCTAGGAGTTGGTAACTATGTCAAACAATAACGTTTTTCCTACGTGGATAGGTGGAAGTTTTAAGTTGGATGCGCAGATGGCATCTCCCGAAGTTTCACTAAATATGTATCCAGAAAAGATTTCGGGTAATGCATATTCCTCGACGTTGCTAAGAAGCATCGAAGGAAGCGAAAAAGTATTGACTATTTCTGAAGCAAAAATAGGATGCCGTGGAATGTATCCCGCGACAAGAGGTTATTTATCCCAGCCTTGTCTGTGGACAGTGTTCGACTCTATGCTTTACCGAGTATCAAATCAGTATTCATACGATATTATCGGCAGCATCGGTTCCGCCGCTTCAGAATGTTCGATAGTTGAATCCGGAGGAGTTAATCCGCACGTAGTTGTATGCAATGGAAATGCCTGTCTCTACGTAGCTCCTCTACTTGATTCTGTTTCAACAGTTTCAATCGCTACTACTCCGTACAACGTCTACAATCCAAAAAACTATGACGCTAATCATAACTATCAAGAAAATGTAACCGTATCTCCTACCTGTATGGTTTCGATGAAGGACAGAATCATCATCAATGACTCGGAGTTAGGACAAGTGTTTGTCTCGAGGGCAGGTGCTTTTCAAGGTGGAACGATAACTATTTATGATTTAGATTCAGATGGAAACATCCAGTACGAATCAGACGGTTACACTCCTATCTACAAGTCTGTTCCCGCTTTCTCAAGATATGAATGGACAGATATGAAGGGAGCGTTTAATTACATAACTCCGATGAGCAACACTGGAGACGTTGTATTGGCGATGGAAGTTCTTAACGATAATTCCTTATGGTTTTTCGGAACAAGGTCTAACGAGTGCTGGACTTTCGCAGATGATTCTGCAACTCCGCAGAATCAAAGGCAAGGAACTCAAATAGGAATCAAGTCTCCACATTCCTTAGCCAAAGTTGAAAATGCATTAATCTTCTTAGGAAGCGGACAGCAGGGAGATAACGGTGTCTGGATTATTTATGATTCGAATGAACCTAAGAAGATTTCCACAGTCGCATTAGAACGTGACCTCTCTACCAAAGTAACTTCAGATGCAATCGCATACGGATATTCTAAAGATGGACATAGCTTTTATTGCTTGACTCTTCCGACTTCCGATGTAACTTACGTCTACGACATAACTACGGGAATTTGGCACAACCGAAGTTCACTTGATGATTCGCTTAACATAGATCATTGTTGGTTCCCTGAAACTTGTTGTATGTTCAATGGAAATCTTATCTTTGGAACCAGAAATTCTAACTCCCTGATTAAGTTATCCTATGAGAAGAAGACGGATTACAATGACAGACCGATAAAGAAAATGAGAAGAGGGCCAGTTATTATTTCTGATTTAAGCCGTTACATACTTAATGACTTCAGGTTAAAAAGTAACAATGGAACAACCCAGGAACTTCAGCCAGATCAAGAAGGATACAATCCTCAAGTGATGTTTAGAGTTTCGTTAGACGGAGGAAACACCTGGGGGAACATAATGAACGAGTACTTAGGCATGGCAGGAAATTACAGCTACGATACCAGGATTTCTGGGTTAGGCAGTGGTTTCTTAGTTTGTGTGGAAGCGACTGTCACTGATCCGATAAAGTGGATCATAACCGATTCGAAAATAAGAACTACTCAGTGCAGGAGTTTCTAAATGGACAACAAAGAAAAAGTG